AAACAATACAATGGACACTTGGGATATTGTTTGGGGAGCTTTAACTACAGCTGAATTTCAAACTGTCATAGCTGCTTTAAAGTCAGTAGGAACTTGGGGTATTATTACTTGGACTCCTTGTGACGAAACTGTACAGAAGAAGTTTAGAATCTCTGGAGACATTACTCGTACCCGTGAAGGAACTTTCTATAATGTAACTTGCACTATAAGACAGGTATTTGACGTATGACAATAGCTCAAGATGTTTTAAAGAATGAAGTCCCAGCTTTCATTGAGCTATTTGATATTGATTTATCTTCTACTAACGAAGCTAGTCTTGTAAATAGCATTCTAAGATTTACTCCTATGACGGACGGAACTGACCTTTCTAACTTACATAATGTAATGTTTGGTGGAAATACTTATTACCCATTTCCTATTCAGTTATCTGGCTTATCTTTAAGTTCAGAAGGCGCACCTCCTAGACCTCAGCTTACTATAGCTAATATAGATAAATCTATAGGTGATTTTGTCTTTAAGTACGGTGATATTATAGGAACTACTATAATTTACACTAGAACTTTTGCCCCTTACCTAAATACAGCTAATAAAATTTCATTACCACCTTTAAAATACTTTATAGCTAAGAAACTTAGTCATAATAAAAACCTTTTATCCTTTGAGCTTAGAGATTTTAGAGATAAAGAAAGAGCTATGTTACCTAAAAGGCAGATGTTAAAGAAGGATTTTCCTGGACTTGGGATTAATAAATATGTCAGATAAGATTATACTTAGCGAGCTGCAGTTGCAGCAGATAGAAGATGCTACTCTACAAGCTTATCCTAATGAAATGTGTGGCTTCTTAACAGCTGAGGATTTTATCCCAGTTACTAACATCTCAGATAGACCTCAAGAGTCTTTCAAGATTGATTCAGTTGATTATATAAAATGGTATAAAGAAACTTTAGCTATTGTTCACTCTCATACAAGAGAAACTAGAAAAGCTGAACTATTTGATTTAAGAACTCCAAGTTATGCTGACTATGTAGGTCAAAAGAAAACTGCAAAACCTTGGCTTATTGTTGGATGTGAGGGTATGAGTGTAAGTGACCCTATTCAATTTCCAAGAGTTAGGTCAAATGTTTATATTGGTAGAAGGTTTCAATGGTTTCTAAACGACTGTTATAACTTAGTTCAAGATTTCTATTGGTTTGAGTTAGGTATTGACCTTCCAGAAGCTAAAATAACACCAGACTATGATAAATTAAGAGTTTTTGATGGAATCTTTGATATTTATATAGAAGAATACGGTTTTATTGAAGTTCCTTATGAGGAATTAAAAGAAAATGACTTAGTTCTTTTAGATAATGGAGGTTTCCAAAGTAATCACTTAGGGATTTATACTAAAGGGCAAATACTTCATCAAGGTCTTGTCAGTGTTAGTGTTCCCTTTGAAACTTATATAGGAAGAATTAAAAAGGTACTTAGATATGTCAAAGATTAAAGTTATTGTTATTGGAGCTGATACTGAAAGTTTTGAGTTTCATGCTGATTCTTTAAAAGAAGTTCTATCTCTTATGCAGCTGCAAAAGGGAGAAGAGTTTGTATCTAGTTTAATTAAAGAAGAGCATAAGTTTATTTTAGCTAATGAAAAAGATTATGAAAATATGATAGCTTTAACCCCAGAAGTTATCTTTTCTAGTTTTGAAGGTTTTACTGATTTATATATTATAAAAGAAATTGAAGGGGAAGAACCTATATCTCTAGGAGTATCTGCGGCAGCTGCTTTAGGAGCTACTGGAGCAGCTGCAACCGCTATTGCTTATGCTGTAACTCTTGTAGTTTTAATCGCAGTTAGTATGGCAGTTTCAGCTATTATGTCAGCTATTTCGCCAACACCAGAATTTGGTAAAGACCCTTCATCACAACAACAAGAATCTAACTTATTTAATAGCGCACCTATAGTAAGAAACCAAGGTGGAAGTGTTCCACTTATTTTTGGTAACCCTTATTGTGGGGCAGTACTTATATCATCGGGACTATTTTCAGAAGAGGTAACTGTGTAATGGAAAACCTAGACTTAGATATTTATGGCGAAAAAGGTGGTGGCGGACATACACCCGTAGAAGCTAAAGACACTTTAAAATCAAAACAAACCATGAGATTGCTTTTTGCACTTTCAGAAGGTGAAATTGATTCTGTTAGTGATGTTCTAGTTAATAGTGCTAGTATTTCTAATTATGCAGCTGATGTAGTTACTTGGGAAACAAGAACTGGTACACTAGACCAAGAAATTATAAAAGGTTTTTCTGAAGTTGAAGCTCCTATTGCAGGTTCTGGTACTTTTCCTATTGAGTTAAAATATAACGTAGAAAAGGTTTATACCCTTTTAGGTCAGTATGATGCTGCACGAGTTACTTTATCTATAGATAGACTTATGCAAGTAACTGACCAAGGAGATAGAGTAGGTTATCAAGTTTCTTTAGATATTTATAAGCGTAGAAAATTAGCTAATGGTACTACAGAAAACTGGCAATTAGCAGCTGCCGTTACTAAAAAAGGTAAATGTACAAATGTTTATGCTTGGGATGTTAGAGTTGATAAGCCAGCTGGAACTTTATTTGCAGATTCTTGGGAAATTAAAATAGTTAGAACTTCTCTTGATGATGCTGAAGATAAGTTAATGAGTAAAACTTTTCTAGCTAACATCATAACTATTACAGAAAGAACTTTAACTTACCCAAAAACTGCTCTTTTAGGCGTAACTATTTACGATGCTAAAACTTTTGGAACATCTATTCCAGAGTTGAAGTTTAAAGTTAAAGGTATGAAGTTCTTATTACCTTCTAACTATACAGTTTCTGGTAGAAACTATAACGAAAATACTCCTTGGAATGGTTCTTTTAAATCCTACACAGAATATACTGATAACTTAGCTTGGGTAACTTACTGGGTACTTAGAAATGAGGATTGGGGTTTAGGAGTTTCAGCTGCTGATATAGACTTAGGTTCCTTCTATACCTATGCTAAACATTGCGATGAGATGGTTCCAGCAGGTAATACTACTGAACCTAGATATACAGTTCATCTTCAGTGTATTGAAAGAGAGAATGTGCCTACTTTCTTAATGAAACTTTTGACTTTAGGTAATGCTAACTTCTCTTCTAATGCGTTTGGGCAGATTAAGATTGTCTGGGATGGTGCAGGGCAAGCTATTACTAAAGTAGTGTCTAATGCTACAGTAGTTGATGGTATGTTTGACTATACTTCTAACGACTTAGAAGGTAGAACTAACTTAGTCAATGTAACTTATGCTAGAGAAGACTTTTTTGGAGATAGTGATACTGTAACTCACTATGAAGACTCTTTAATTACTAGATATGGTTTGCAAACTTCAGATGTTATTCTTTTAGGCTGTAAAAGTGAATACCAAGCTCTAAGAAAAGCTCGTTGGACTTTATATAATAACTGCTATAGCGGGGATTTAGTTACTTTTAAACAACTGTTTCAAGGAGCGCACTACCAGATTGGTGAGCTAGTCTCTGTAATGGATAGTGATAATGTCAGCTCTAACGCTAAACATGGAATTATTAAAAGTTCTTCGGTCTCTGGTGGACAAGTTACAATAGTATTAGACCGCACAATTACTCTAACTAATGCAAGTTACTCAGTTGAGTTTATAGGAACTGACGGAACTACATTTAGCTCTAAAACTATCAATCAAAGCAATGGTTCTTTTTCTACTATAACTTTTGTAGGAACTGACTCACCTTATACTGGAAGTACTATTCTATTTAAAACTGCTGCTTTAACTCCTAGAGTTATTAAGGTTTTAAAGATTGAGAAAGACGATTCACACGTCTATACTATAACTGGACTTACCCATGATGAAGACAAATACAACTATATTGACTCTACAGGGACTATAGTTAAGCCGTCTACTTCTGGTAGTTATGTAAACTTTGATAACTTCAGTGTACCTGCAGTTACTAATTTAGTTATCGACCAAGTTCATGTAGTAAATCGTGGGGTTGAGTTCTCTAAGTTAGACATTTCTTGGGATTGGAGTTCTGGAAGTACTACAAATGACTTTAAAGCTATCTTTGAAGTGAGTTATAGACGGGATGCACAGGACTTTGTGCAGTTAAAAGACTTATCTACAACTAACTTTGACATTGAATACCCACTTCCAGGGGTTTATGAGGTTTATGTTTGGGCAGTTAACCCTTTTTCCGGGATTAAATCTATAGTTACAACTACAATAAACCCTTACAACTATAGAGTTGCAGCTGCTATGTCCTCTTTAGTGCCTCCTACTAGTGTTGTAGTGCCTAATACAGTGGGAGTTGCATTTACTCAACCAGATTTACACCTATCTTGGATGTATAATACTGTAAATGATACTAAAGAAGATGCTTTAAAAGACTATGTAGTTCAAGTTCTTGATACAGCAACTAGAACTGTTAAAGGAACTTATACAGTAGCTCCTAATAAAGACAAAGGCGGTGAGTTTGTATTTAGTTTTTATGAAAACTTTACTATCTTTGGAACTCCGCAAAGAAACTTCGTTGTTAAAGTCTATAGTAGAGATATTATAGGGGATTTATCTAACTATGTAGAGGTTAATCCGACTAATACAGTTCCTGTAGTACAAAGTTTTGACATTCTATCTGGTGTTTCTTCTGTATTTGTACATATTACAACAACTCCAGAAGCAGATATAGCTGGTTATCAAGTATTTAGAAGTTTAACAGCTAACTTTACTAAGGACTCTAGTACTCTAGTCTATGACGGACCAGATACTTATATTACTTTGAATGTACCTTCAAGTAGTACTTACTATTATGCAGTTGCAGCTTATGACAGCTTTAGTAAGACTGGACTTAATGTTTCTGGAGAGCAGAATTCAACTCCTTTAAGTGCGGATGCGACTACTTGGACTAAAACTGGACTTCAATTTACAGTTGACTCTGTAGTTGCTAATAAACTTAACTGGACTGCTGGGACTGTCATTAGAAATGGCTCAAATACTTATACAATTACAGCAGGAACTACAACTTGGACTTCTGGTTTTGTCTATGTTTATTTTAACCCAGCTGTATCTTTAACTGCTCTACAAGTAACTACTACTTTACTTATTGCCGTAGGAGTTGGTTGCTATCCTATTGCAACTTATACTGGAGGTTCAGCTAGTAATATTAAAGGTGGAGATGGTAATGCTTTCATCTCTGGTTCTCAGATTATAGCTGGAACTGTAGGTGCTTCAGAGATTAAAGCTGGTTCTATTGTTGCAAGTCTTTTAGATACTACAAATGCAGTTATTACTGGAACAGCTCAGATAACTGATGGTATTATTACTAACGCCAAAATCGGCAACTCGATTATGAGTTTAAACTATAACCCAACTACTTATAAAGGGTGGAGTATAGATAAAACTGGTAATATTAATACTTATGGGTCTTTAGGACTTTATGATACTAGTGGAAATGTAATCTTTGCAGGCGGTAACTTTAACTGGAATAACGCTAAAGGTCCTGGAGTTCCTCAAGTAGGAGCTACTAGAAATGTATTCTTAGGTAATTGGTCTAGTGGGTATAGCTATGTAGTTGGTGATATAGTTATGGATGCTCTTGGGTATGGTTGGTCTTGTGTAACCCCGCATACTTCGAGCGGAAGTGCAACCACTCCAGTTTATCCTATAACTTCTAACTCTTACTGGGCATTATATACTATTAAGGGTGGAACTGGTCCTGCAGGTTTAACTACTGCTACGGTTTATATTTATAGAAGACTAGCTGGAGCTAATCCTCCTGCACTACCAACACAACCAGTAACTTATACTTTTAGTTCTGCAGTTGTTACTGGATTAGATAATAATTGGTCTTATTTATTACCTACTGGCACTGACCCTCTATATGTTTCAGCTGCTACTGCTTCTGGAGGTGGAAATACTGATACTATTCAAGCTAATGAATGGGCAACTCCAGTTGTTTTAGCTAAGAATGGTACTGATGGAAGTGATGGAAATCCAGGAGCTAATGGCATAAATACAGCTACTATTTACTTATACCAAACTACAGCTACTGCAACTGCGCCAACTTTACCTAATGCAAACATAACTTATACTTTTGCAACTGGGGCTACAACTGGAGTTACTAATGGTTGGGTACGTTCATTACCTACTACTGGAGCTTATCGCTGGATAACCACAGCTACTGCATTAGGAACTGGAACTACAGACGTAATTACAAGTGCTGAATGGGCGACTGTAAGTTTACTTGCGCAAGATGGTGTAAATGGGGCTAGAACTGCTATCTTAGATATGTATCAGTGGTCAGCTTCTGCGCCTACAACCTTTCCAGTAGGTACATCTACTTATACATGGGCAACAGGACAGTTTACTGCTCCTGGAACTTTGAATGGTTGGGGTTTAGTTCCTACTGCTGCTGTAAAAGGTCAAACTTTATATGTAACTAGAACTATTTATGCTGATTCTGGTACTACAGCTACTACTTCCATTACTTGGAATGCTACTACTGCTACTGCTAGAGGTTTAGCAGGTACTGATGGCATAAATGGCTCAAGAACTGCCTTTATGGAGTTGTATCGTTGGGCAGCTACTACTCCAAGTACTTACCCTAGTGGAACTTCGACTTATACTTGGGCAACTGGAGCGTTCACAACTCCTACTACTGCTAATGGATGGTCTTTACTTCCTGGAGCCGCAGTTAAAGGGCAAACTTTATATGCTATAGGTCAAAGTTATAGTGATACTGGTACTAGCGGAACTACGAATATAACTTGGGCAAGTTCTACTCCTTATGCTGTAGGAGCTGCTGGCATAGATGGAACTTCTGCTGCTTATGTTATAGTCAATGGAGACCAAGCATTTAAGTTTTTAGCAGGAGCTACTACTCCAGTTTCCTCTACTATAACTTTAACTGCAGTTCTTTATGGAGGTTTAACTAGTTACTCATGGGAATACTGGAGTGGGTCTTCTTGGGCAGCTTTTGGAAATTATACCTCTACTTTTAACTTAGCTTATAATAATACAGCATTTACAGGAACTAGTTTAAGAGTTAGATGTTCTTCTGGCAGTTACTCAGACGAGATTACTATCGTAAAACTCTATGATGGGGTTGATGGT